GGACGGCAAGCCTGCGCAAAAGCCGCGCAGGGCTTTTTGCACACATTTGTGAACAAAATGTGAACGCTCGGACAGACGAGCAAATTTTGGAGGTCTATAACATGGAAAGGACAACAAAGACAAAAACAGTCAAAAAAGCACCGGCCAAGAAGCCGGCTGCAAAGAAAACGCCGATCACCAAGAAGAAGGCGACCGCTTCGGACTTCGATGCGGTGATGCAGATGGCGAAGGAGTGGGGAGTTGGAGACAATCCGTTGCTCAAGGCTCAGGTGGACAGCTTCCAGATGCAGATCGAGATGCTCAATCTGATGAAGGCCACTGTCAAGAAGAGTGAGATCTACACGACCAAGGATTACGGACATGGAGACAATAAGTATCTGGATCCAATCCTGAAGGAGATGCCTCGCTTTACTGACCAACTTAACAAGACTGTTGCAGGAATGATCGACACGATCACAAGACTCGGGACCAAGCCGGAAGTGGAATCCGTGGATGACTTGCAGTCGTTCCTGGCTAAGTGAACTATATTGAACAATACCGAAGGAAGATCAACAGCGGAAAACTTCCGGCTAATGAAGACATCAAAGCCGTGTATGATCTCATCCATCGGAACATCAAAGAGAAGGTCTACCGACTGGACGAGGACAAAGCCGCCAAGGCGATCGAGTTCTTCGAGAGGTTTTGTCACCATGTCAAGGGGATGTGGGCTCCTGAGCGGATAAGACTGGAACTTTGGCAGAAGGCTATGATCTCCGCGATCTATGGAATCGTAGATGCGGAAGATGCTCGGTGGTACCGGGAAGTCCTGATCGGACTGGGACGCAAGAACGGCAAGACGTTACTTGTCTCGGGTGCGGCAGAACTTGAGGCCTTCACAGGGGAGTATGGTGGCGAGATATACTTCACCGCTCCCAAACTTGCACAAGCGAACCTCGGTTATGATGGCTTTTATCAAATGCTGAGGTTCGAACCTGACCTTCTGAAGCGAGTCAAGCGGCGAAGGTCGGACATATACTATGCCGATCGTAACACGACCGTTGCTCCGCTGGCTTTCAATGCCAACACGAGTGACGGTTTTAATATTTCACTCGGCATCTGTGACGAGTTGGCCGCCTGGCCTGCGACACAGGGAAAGAAGTTTTATGAAGTCCTGAAGTCCTCGATGGGATCAAGGCGCGAACCGTTGCTCCTGTCCATAACGACAGCCGGTTACATCAACGGCGGTCCTTATGACGAGCTCTACTCTCGAGCCACGAAAGTGTTGAAGGGGTCGAGCAAGGAACAGAGGCTCCTGCCGTTCTTATACCACATCGATGATCTGGACAAGTGGAACGACATGGAAGAACTGAAGAAGGCGAATCCGAACCTCGGGATCTCCATCTCGGTCGACTTCATGAGAGAAGAGATCGCCGTTGCGGAGACATCGTTCTCCAAGAAGGCTGAGTTCTTCACCAAGTATTGCTGCGTTAAGCAGAACTCATCAACGGCCTTCCTGAAGGCGGTAGACGTACAGAAGTCCGTTGTGGAGATAGAAGACCCTCTGGAATATTTCCGGGGGTCTTATTGCGTGGCGGGCATCGACCTGTCACGAACGACAGACCTGTCTGCCGTGGTGCATCTGATAGAGAAGCAGGGGACCATATACCTCTTGCCTCACTTCTGGCTCCCCGGCGACAAGATCGAGGATGCTTCTGCCCGTGATGACATCCCCTATCTGGAGATGATCCAGAAGGGTTATCTGACACCATCGGGACAGGGGTACATCGAATATGAGGACATAGAGACGTACATGGACAAGCTATTGAGGGAGTACGAGATCATCCCCAGGATGACCGGCTACGACAATTATTCGTCCATGTACCTGGTCAAGCATCTCGGCCAGAAGGGCTATCCGCTCGATGATGTCAGACAGGGGTTCAACTTGAATCCTGCTATTGACGAGTTGGAGAACCGACTGAGAGAGGGATCTTTGAAAGTTGTCCGGAACGACATCATGCTCGCGCATCTGTTGGATTCGGCGACAGAACAGGAACGAACGACCAAGCGCAGACGGCTCGTGAAGATCGATGACCGTGACTTCATCCATATTGATGGAGTTGCGGCGACCTTGTGCGCTCTGATCGTGCGGCAAAAGCATTACGAGGTCCTTGAGGACCTTTTGAAAAACGAGGACTGAAGGAATGGGTTTATTTGACAAGATCTTTAAGTCGAACGACAGCACCAAGCTGACACCGACAGAGATGGCGACCTTGAAGCAAAGATGGCAACTGCTCTCAGCCTATGAACCTGTGTTCATCACGGGACAGACGGGACTGTATGAGTCCGAGTTGGTGAGGAAGGCCATATATGCCAAGGCTAAGCACATCTCGAAGCTCGGCATCAGTGTGCAGGGAGTCGGAGAGTCTACAAGGAAGATGTTCGAGAGAGCACCGAACCAGTTCCAGACATGGAGCCAGTTCCTTGCTCACGTTTCGACCATCCTGGATGCACAGAACAACTGCTTCATTCTCCCCATCTTCAATGAGTGGGGACGTGTGAACGGGTACTTTGCCTCTCTTCCCTCTAACTGTGAACTGAGACAGACGGCAGACGGAACACCGTGGATCGTCTACACCTTCGGAGTCAACAAGAAAGCCGCTTGTAAGCTCTCGGAGGCAGGCATCCTGGTCAAACATCAGTATGAGTCCGATCTGTTCGGCTCGGGCAATCTCAAAGCACTGTGTGGTGCTATGGACCTGACTGAGATACAGAAGCAGGGCATAGTCGAGGCCATCAAGTCATCCGCTTCTTATAAGTTCTGGGCGAAGCTCACGAACTTCTCCAAGTCGGAAGACCTGGTCAAAGCAAGGAAGGAGTTCAACGAGAAGAACTTCGGTCCTGATGCTGATGCACATGGCGTGTTGGTCTTCCCGAACGTCTGGGAAGACGTTCACGAGCTGACACCGAAGAACTACGTCATGGATGCAACGACAACGAAACTCATCCAGGACAACATCTTCAGTTACTTCGGAGTGAACGAGGCGATCATCAATTCGTCCGCGACTTCGGAGGTTCTGGACTCGTTCTTCAACTCAGAGATCGAGCCGTTCTCTATTCAGCTTTCGGAAGTCCTGACAAAGATGACGTTCTCGCCTAAAGAGATCGATGACGGCGCGAAGGTCCTTGCTGTGGCGAACAGGCTCCAGTACATGAGCCAGGGCGACAAGACGAACATGATCCGCGATCTCGGTGACCGTGGATTCCTGATGATAGATGAAGCCAGAGAGCTTCTGAACTATCCCGCGCTCCCGAACGGACTCGGACAGCGTGTGACGGTCAGAGGTGAGTATTACATGATCGATGCCAACACGGGAGACGTGTTGGTGAAACCTAAAGCACAGGAGGACAAAGACAATGCCGGTGAAGAGTGAAAGAGAATACAGAAATCTCCAGAACTTTGAGATTCGTAAAGTGGAAGACGATGAGAACAAGATGATCGTCAGAGGTCAGTTTACGACTTATGACAGCCCGTATCGTCTCTACGGCTTCGAGGACGAAGATCTTGAGTATGAGATGTGGGAAGTCATTGATAGTCACGCTTTTGATGGGTGTGACACTTCCGATGTCATTATGCAGTACGACCATCAGGGGCGAGTATTTGCTCGTACCTCAAACGAGACACTTGCTCTTGATTTTTCAATTCCTGAGATGGAAGCAGAGCTCGGAGGAACGACCCTCGGCCGTCAGCTCTATGAAGAGATAGGCGGTGGTTATACGACAAAGATGAGCTTCGGCTTTGTTGTCGGCAACGAGATCCGCAACCGTGTGAAGGAAGAGAGAGAAGGAATGAAGCCTCTGGTCAAGGTGACGAGAACGATCATCTCGATCAAGAAGCTCTTTGATGTGTCGGCGGTATCACTGCCGGCTAACGACCAGACATCAATAAGCGTGCGCAGCGTTTGTGACGGAGAGATCGCGAAGGCACATGAGGAGTTCATGGAACAGAGACGCTTGGAGATAGAAAAAGCCAAGGCTGAGGCCATGGCGCAATCTTTACTTTTAACAAAGGAGGACTAACTCATGACAAATGAAGAGTTCACCCAGTCTGTTGAAGAGATCCGCTCCAAGATCGAGAGTGCCGAGTCTATCGAAGAGATAGAGACACTCAAGTCTGAGATGAGCGAACTTGAGACCAGACGCGCAGAAGCACTCGAAGCAGCCAAGGTTGAAGCAGAAGAGAGATCTGCTATTGCTTCCGGCGAGATCGAGACAGAAAAAATCGACACAGAAGTCACAGTCAAGGAGGAAAGACACATGAAGACACTGGAAGAGATCAGAAGCTCCGCTGAGTACATGGAAGCTTATGCTGATTACATGAAGACAGGCTCCGACAAGGAGTGCCGCGCTCTCTTGACAGAGCTCGCAACAACTTATTCCGGAACGGCTCCCGTTCCTACGGCAGTTCAGGCAAGGATCGAGACAAACTGGGCTAAGCTCGGCATCGCTTCTCGTTGCTCTATCTTGAACGTTCCCGGCATCGTAAAGGTTCCCTATGAGGCATCTGCTTCCGATGCAGGCATCCATCAGGAAGGTGCTCCTGCTCTTGCAGAAGAGTCATTGACTCTTGGCACCATCACACTCATCCCTGAGACCATCAAGAAGTGGATTAAGATCTCTGACGAGGCTCTTGCAATGTCCGCTGCTGACCTGATGGACTACATCGTTGATGAGATTACCTATCGCGTTATGAAGAAGCTCGATGACACTGTTGTTGGTGCT